CTGGTTCTTTTTCCCCCGAAAACGACTCAAAGAGCCACGAAAATGACTAGCAAGGTCACAACAGGTCACCTACTGACCCAAGACGGCTCAAATCGGCTTGAAACGGTTTTGGGTAGGGACACAGAACGTGAAAATGACCAATTTGGCGTGGAAACACCCCGAATCCACACCCCGCTGAACGATTTGCCGTCATTAGGGCTTGAATTGGTTGATTTGGCGACCAGCATTGGCGTGGAGATGATGCCCTGGCAAAAATTTGCGCTTGTTCACACCCACAAGGTTAAGCCTGACGGTCGGTGGGCAACGCCCGTCAATTGCATTGTGGTGGCACGGCAAAATGGGAAAAGTTTTTTGCAGCAAATCAGAATCTTGGGCGGCCTTTTTCTATGGAAAGAACCGTTGCAAATCGGGTCGGCTCACAGACTGGCAACAAGCCTGGAACAGTTTCGGCAATTGGTTTCCTTAATTGAAAGTAACGAATCGTTATCAAAACAGGTCAAACGTATTCGTTGGGCGCATGGCGCGGAAGAAATTGAAACCATGCATGGCACACGCTTCATTGTGAAGGCGGGCGGTTCGGCTGCACGCGGTGTTTCCCGACCTGAAACCATTCATCTTGATGAATTGCGCGAAATGAGCGATTTGGAAAGTTTTGCTTCATTGCGGTACACCCTTATGGCTGCCAAAAACCCTTTAGTCATGAGTTATACAAATGCAGGCGATTCCGCAAGCCTAGTTTTGAATTCTTTTAGGGAAAGGGCTTTGGCATCAATTGCTGGAAACAATGACGACATTGGATATTTTGAATGGTCAGCACCGACTGACGAAATCAGCATTGAAAACGCCAAATGGTCGAATCCAGCAATGGGCATCACCATTCACCCTGACAATTTGCGTGCCGTGTTCAATGACCCACCTGACGTGGTAATGACTGAAGTGTTGTGCCGTTGGGTTGTGGCTATATCTTCAGCCGTTGATTCTGCCAGTTGGGGCAATTGCCTGGACAAATCAGTTGACCTAGACATTGAAAAAACAACATGGCTGGCAATTGACCTTTCACCCGATAGAAAACACGCATCATTGGTGGCGGCTCAAAAACTTGGTGATGAATCCTTCGTGGTCAAGTTGCTGCACACCTGGAAAAATGACTTGCAATTGGACGATAAGGCCATTGCCAACGATTTGGCCGACTACGCCCGAAAGTATCCAGTGGAGCAGGTTCTTTATTCGCGGCGTACCGCTGGAGCAGTCGCGGCGCGTTTAGCACCAGCAGGAATTCCAATTTTCGATATGGACAACGCTTATCCACAAAGTTGTGACGAAATGTTGTCGGCTATCAATTCGGGTCGGCTTAAACACCGTGGGCAATCGGATTTGACTCAACAAGTATTGGCAGCCGTGCAATTGAAGCGCGGTGACGGGGGTTGGGTTATTGGAAGGCGCGCAAGCGGACAAATTGTGTGTGGAGCCGTGGCCGTTGCGCTCGTCAGCCATTTTGCGACACGCCAAGACAATGATTTGGACATTATGGTTGGTTAGGTGTAAAACCCTGTGAAAATTGCGGCATGGGATTACTAGATTTATTCACGCCGCGTAAGGTTGATGCTGCCGTTCCAGCGGAAGTTGATGCGGCTTCTCTAGCACCGTACTTTCAGGAACAGGGACAATTGTTTTTCGCTGGCGTTGCTATGGCAACGCGTGCGGAAGCCATGAGCGTTCCAACTTGTGCGCGTGCTTTAGGAATTATTCAAACCATTTCGTCACTGCCAATGCATACACGAAATGAAGCAACTGGTGAAAAGGTTGCACAACCTCGCGTAATCAATCAGCCTGACCCAAGAATTCCAGGGGCAACATTTTGGGCGTGGATTATTTCCGATTTGTTCTTTTTTCCAAATGCTTATGCATTCGTTATGGACAGGTATGCAGACACGGGAAGAATTCGTGCAATGGAACGTGTTGCACCTGAACGCGTAACAATTCAAACAAATTTGCTTGGGACTGAAATTACGTCATATCAAATTGACGGTTCTTACGTTGATGCAACAAATTTGGTTGTTTTCGCTGGACAACAGGAAGGTTTGCTATCGCGTGGCGGTCGCACAATCCGTGCAGCGGCGGCGTTGGAAAAGGCTGCAATGAATTTTGCAGTCGAACCAATTCCACAAATGGTTTTGAAATCAAATGGCACATCATTGCCAGCAGACCGCGTTGCAAAATTGTTAAGTGCTTGGAAAACTGCACGTGCTTCAAAATCAACCGCATTTTTGAATGCTGACGTAACTTTGGAAACTTTAGGCTTTGACCCTAAGAGCATTCAACTAAATGAAGCAAGAAACTATGTGGCTTTAGAATTAAGCCGTGCTTGTGGACTTCCAGCATATTTCACCGACTCTCAGCAATCCAGTTTTACATATTCCAACGCTTTGGACAAAAGGCGTGACCTTGTGGATTTTGCTTTTAGAAATTACATGTCAATTATTGAACAACGCCTATCTTTCCAGGATTTCACCCCTGCTGGAAATCGGGTGTCGTTTGACCTTGATGATTTCTTGCGTGGCAATCCTTATGAGCGTGCGCAAGTTTATGAAATCTTGAACCGCATTGGCGCAATGAGCGTTGATGAAATTCGTGAGGAAGAAGATATGCTGCTATGAAAAAAGTAATCACACCAATGACAATCACCGCGGCTGATTCCAACAGTCGAACAATCAGCGGGCGAATTGTTACATTTGACGAAACTGGCAATGCATCAATTGGAAAAGTGCAATTTGCAAAAGGTTCAATTGACCCAACACCAGTTTTGCTCAATCTTGAACATGACAGAACCCGCAGAATTGGTTCCACATTGAGCATGACACAAGATGCAACGGGAATTGATGCCGTTTTTAAAATTATTGAAACGACAGCAGGGAATGACAGTTTGGTCGAGGCAAGCACTGGAATGAGGGACGGATTTAGTGTTGAAGTTATGTATGACGAATACACAACATTGAAAGACGGTACCGTTCGCATTTTAAAAGGCGAATTATCAGGTGTTGCACTTACAAGCGAACCCGCTATTCGAAGCGCGCGTGTGACTGAAGTGGCGGCAACAACCGCCGAAGAAGAAAATGAAGAACAGGTTTCTGACTCAACAATTGGGACAGAAGAAACAACAACAACAGAAGGAGACGAAGTGGACAACACCGTCACACAAGCGGAAGCCGTTGAGACGGTAGAAGCCGCACAGTCAATCACCGCTGCTGCAAAACCAGCAATTGGTGGCACATTCACAAAGCCACGCATTGAAGTTACTGCCGCAAAGTATCTTGAAAACAAGGTTCTTGCTGCACTAGGTAACGAAGATGCACGCCAGTATCTAATGGCAGCAGATAACAACACAACAGATTCCGCTGGACTTGTTCCAACACGTCAATTGAGCGAAGTTATCAACGGCCTATCAACAACAATTCGTCCAAGCATTGAAGCAATTTCCCGTGGAACATTGCCTGATGCTGGAATGACATTTGAGATTCCAAAAATCACAGTTGTGCCAACAGTTGCACAAACAAATGAAGGTTCAGCATTTTCTGACACAAATATGGAAAGCGCGTTCATCAGCGTTCCAGTCAAAAAATTCGCAGGCCAACAAAATTTCACGGTGGAATTGCTGACCAGAACTTCGCCACTTTTTTATGATGAATTGCTTCGTAACATGGTTGCGGCAATGGCTAAGGCACAAAATGCTTATGTTTCATCAATTCTTGTTGCAAACGCAACTATTGATGGAACAACTTTAGCGGCACTTCCAACTGCTGCTGAATTACTTGCATTTGTTTCACGCGGTGCTGCAAGTGTTTACAACAACACAACAGGTTTTGCGCAAAACATCATCATGGGTTCAAGCCAGTGGGCAAACACAATGGCACTAAATGACAATGGCCGTCCAATCTATATCGCTGCACAACCACAGAATGCAGGCGGTGCATTACGCCCTGATTCATTGCGTGGAAATGTAGCGGGTCTTGACCTTTATGCAGATTTTGCTGCACCAGGTGGAAGTGATGACGGTTCAATGATTATTGTGAACCCTTCAGCATACACATGGTATGAAGGCAATAACTATCAACTACGCGCTGAATCAACTGCTGACGGTTCAATCAATGTCGGTGTTTATTCATTCGGTGCTTGTGCAATCAAACTTGCTGGTGGAGCATTCCGCAACAACAAGTAAAAAACTAATCATGCGCCGCGGTCACTCCCGAACGTGGCGCAGCAGACGAAAGGGACGGAAATGCCAAGTATTGTTTCAACCGCGCAATTGCGCAGCATTCTTGGTGTTTCCGTTTCCCTATATCCTGACAGTTACCTGGACGAAATTATCAACACCGCTGAAGCGGTTATTTTGCCAATGTTGGTTGCAAATACAAATGCGGTCAACGCTTACAAACTAGACACAAACGTTGCAACGTATTACACCCAACGTGAACATCATTTTGTTGTTGGTCAGTCAATAATTGTTGCGGGATTACCTGCACCTTTTAGCGCGACAGTGACCGTCACATCAACAGGCTTATTTCATTTCACCGCCGCAATCACAAGTGCAAATGTGACTTTGCGCGACATTATCCCAACTGGCACTGCCACACTTTCGGGCTATTCAGCCGTTGATATTTATGCCAATTCACCAGCCATTGAGTCAGCCATTCTTGCAGTAAGCGTTGAAGTCTTTCAATCACGCGTTGCTGCTGGTGGAGAAATTCAAGGAGTAGATTTTGCAAGCACGCCATATCGAATGGGTCGCAGTTTGACCAACCGCGTGTCCACATTACTTCAGCCATTTTTGGACGTTGAAACGATTTTGCAATGACCGCATCAACAATTTCTGACACTCGCGCTGCACTGGCCAATTCATTTTCGGCTTTGGCCGCCAATGTTTATGGGTCGGTTCCCGAATCGCCAATTCCTCCAGCAATAGTGGTGGTTCCAAATTCACCTTACATGGAAGTTGTGCTAATTGGTAAGACACAAACGAAAGTCAAACTTAATTTTGCAATCACCGCAATTGTTGCTTCCAATAGCAACGCAGGTTCATTAGATAACCTTGAAA